CTCGGATCTCCGCAAACCGCCTGCTGATGGCGTCGACGTTGCCGTCCTTGGCCTGGTCAAGCAGTGAGCGGGGACCGCGGCCGGCGTTGTTGCCGGTTGGGGGCGCGGGTTGGTTTGCTTGGGCGGCCTGGTGGCGATCCGCCTTGGATTGCTGAGCACGGAGCTTGGCCCCGATCTGGGCGAGGTGCAGAATCTTGATGGAGCGCGGGTCGCTCTTGGCCTCGACTAGCTCGTCGCGGCTGAACCCCTGCTGCTCCCCGAAGGTAAACACCTCGTTCTCCAGGTCGGGACCCCAGCCCTTGATGCCCTGAATGGGGTCCCGCAGTTTCGCCTCGCCTTGTTCGATGGCCTGGCGCAGCTGCTGCTGCTGACCGTCGAGGGTCTGGCGCTCCCGCGTCCGCAACTGCTCCACCAAGCCGTCGCGGGAATCTTTCAGTTGTTGGTACTCGATGAAGGCTGCGTTGGCCTCGCCCGCGTCCTGCTGGGACCATGCGCGCCAGTCGGTCCTGTCGTATTCGGCCAGCCGCTCGCTCAGCGCCACGACGCGCGCGTAATCGACCATGTGCTCGCGCTGGAGCGTGGCCTGCCGCTGAACGGCTTCGCGGAGCGCTGCGGCCTCGCGCTTCTCCTCCGCGGTCTCCTGCGTCTTCTTGGTGTAGTCGGCCCGCATCAGCAGGCCGTCCTTGAGGTCCTTCAGATCGCCCTTGAGCGTGTACTTCTTGCCCTCGTACTCGACCTCTTCGCCGGGGTCCTCCGGCTCGATCGGCTGGCCGTTCTCGTCCAGCTGCGGCTCGGGCGCGTCCTGCGCTTCCCCTTCGGGCGCGGCGTCGGGGCGCTGTTCGTCGCCCGCGGGCGCGAGGTCTTGATCGGTCATGTCTGCTCTGGGGTTGGGCCGGGCCGGTTAGGGCTTGTCGGCTAGGGAGGGATTCTATCCCTGGGGAGGGATTTCTATCCCTATTTCTGCGGAGGGAATGACATTCCCAAAGGTGGTAATGAGGAGGGAATGAGGGGGAATCCCCGCTTGTCAGCAGGCCGCTTCCACTCTATCTTTCGGCCGTCTCAGTTCGCCAAGCTGGACAATTGAAGGCCCGCCTCGTTCGCTCGGGGCGGGTTTTCTGTTGCTAGGCCGCGAAGGCGCCTTGCGGCACTCCACCGGGGAAGATCGGGGCTCGGGCGCGGGTCTGGGCGTCGAGCAGCTTGGCCTGCGCCTCGATGCCCTTGACCTGCACTTCGGCGGCCTTGATCTCGTTGGCCTCGCGCGCCTGCTGCAGCTCCACGCTCAGCTCCTGCACCTTGGCCATCGCCTGCTGCGCCATCTGCGCGGCCTGCTGCAGCTGTGCCTGCGCCTGCGGGTCGCCCTGCGGCTGGCCGCCGCCGTCCTTCTGCAGATGCGGCGGTAACGTCTTCTCCAGCCGCTCGGCCATTTCGTCCCCGCCCGGAACGTCGAGGTTGCGGAAGTAGATGTCGCCGAGCAGGGGAATGAGCGCCGGAGCGGCCTGGAACACGCTCTCCATGCGTGATGCGGTCTCCTGCCGCTGCGTGGTGTAGCTGGGTCCTGCGCTGACGGTCACGTCGTACTTGCCGACGCCCAGCACATAGAGGTTGGCCAGGTCGCGGACCTCCGGCGTAGCCTGCTCGGGCTTCATGCCCTGCTGCGCCAGCAGCTCGCGGGCCGCGCTTGCGGCTTCCGCGTCCTCCGGCCGGCCGATCTGCACCGTCTGGATGTCGCGCGGGCCTTCGGGGCCCAGGATGCGCTGCGCCCGGTCGGCGGTGATGACGTGCGGCAGCAGGTCCACCACGATCCGCCCGGTGTGGCCGATGGCGCGGGTGAGGTTGTCCTGAAAGTGGAAGGTGGAGACGTCGCCCTCGACCTTGCGGGCGTTGATCGCCACGCCTGACGTTTCGTTCGACCTGGCCCCCATCGAGGCGTCGTAGAGCCCCGTGGTGCGCTTGATGTCGTCGGAGGCGTTCAGCGCCTCCTGCAGCATGCCGGACGGTACGCCCGCGTTGCCCTGCCGCTCCGGCCTACCGCCACTGGGCGCTTCGGGCACCACGTCGTACTGCAGATAGGCGTGGTTATCGATGTTGGCCCGCGCCCACTTCTGCTCGTCGGTGTCGAACGCCCCGACAGGCCCGATGAACGGGATCTTCGGCGCCAGGGCCACCGCTTCCGCAGCCGCCGAGCGCCAGTAGTTGAAGTTACGCTGCGCGTCCTTGGAGCTCCGAATGGCCGACAGGAAGTGCCGCTCGCCTTCGACGTTCACCTCCTCCCCGTAGCAGGGGACGATGGGGATGAACTTGCCCGCCCAGTCCAGCGTTTCCAGCGTCTCGGTGCCGGTCAGCCGCTTCATGCCGACCTTCCACGACCTGACCTCGCGGGTCTGGCCGATCGGCTCCACGTCCTGCAGCTCGCCGCGCTTCCTCGCCTTCTCGAACAGCTTGAGGTCCATGATGTCGCCGCTCGAGAGCAGCGTGATGGTGGACTTCTCCTCCTCGCGCCGCCACCAGTTGGCGACCAGCACCCGGTCATCCTCCACCCACGGCGAAGTCAGCTTGGTGTAGTGCTCGGCGAACCAGCCGGTGTCGTCGGCGCCCTTGTAGAGCCGGCCGAACCGCTTCTTCTCGATCAGCTCCACCTCGAACGCGACCGTCCAGTCCGACGAATCCGCCGCGGTGCTGTACGGGTCGCCGTAGATGCTCAGCGGGTTGGTGATCCGCTCGATGCGGATGTCCTGGTCGAAGCTGTCGTCGTCGGTGTAGGCGGTGTTCACCTTCCAGTAGCCGAAACCGCCGGAGGCCGCGTGATCCAGCCCGGTGTCGTAGGCGGTCTGCGCGTCGGAGGCGTACTCGATCTGGCGGATCAGGCCGGCGATGATCTTGGCCGTCTCCGGGTCGGCCTTGCTGTCGGCGGGGTGGACGGTGATCGCCGGCTTGTTCTGCCGCCCGTCGTTGACGATCTGGCGGATGACCGGGGCCAGCGCGTTGATGGTGAGCCTCGGGCGGCCCTTGCGGAGCGCGATGGCGTCATCGTCCCATTGCTGGTCCAGCTTGGCGAAGCGCACGTCCTCCAGCCACAGCCGCCGGCGTTCCTGCTCGGCGGTGGCGCAGAGGCCGAACCACTCGCGGGCCTCCTCGATCAGGTCTTTGTCAGCCATCAGCGGCAGTCGCAGGGTCCGGCAGGATACGCCGGCTCATTGTGCACGGCGCAGTCGGAGGCGTGCTCGTCAGCGCTCGGCAAAGCGTTGTAAAGGCCCGGCGAAGTGTTATAGAGGCCGGTCACGCTGCCGAAGGGCCCAGCCGACCCCCAGTAGGGCTCCTTGGGCTCAAGGCGAACGGTCTCGGACAGCGTGAGCGACACGCGCCCGTCTATTGCTGATGCGAGGCGCCGCAGAAGGCCGGCGATGTTGCGTCTGATGCTCATGCGCCCATCCAGCTGTTAGGCCCGCTCGGGCTCGGGCGCCGCTCGGGCTTCTTCGGCTGCCGCGGCTCCTCGTAGGCGACGCACATCAGCCCGAAGGCGTCGGCGCCGTGCGATGACCAGTCGTGCTCAGGGCCGAGGCCGATCTGCCGGCTGTCGTTCCTGCGCTCGTGGTAGGCGCCCAGCGCGTCCAGCCCGGCCTGCACGGTGGCTTCGTTGAACCAGATGCTCGGGAACAGCCGCCGGGCGGCCTCGATGCGGAGCATGGCCGCTCCCTTGCCCTGGTTCTTCACCGTCTGCACCTTAAAGCCCGCCTGCCGGACGTGATCCTCGAACCGCTCGGCGGTGATGTGATTCACGTCGCGCCCGTCATGGGGCAGCACGCACAGCGCCTGACCGTAGCCGTTGTCCCGCAGCCAGGCGAGGTGGACGCCCAGCGGCTGGCCGGACGCCTCGTAGTAGTCGAGCACCCGGATTTCCCGGCCGACGAACTGGCCCACCCAGATCGCCGTGTGGTCGCGCGTGCCGATGTCCCAGAACGCCCGGAGCTGCATCAGCGGATCAGCAGCCACCCGCCCGATCCGGCCCTCGGCCTTGGCGTCGGCCAGCTGCCGGGCGAAGTAGGCGCCGGCCGCTACCTGCGCGTAGTCGCCTTCCCAGATGTGCTCGTAGTGCTCCGGCCTGTCCCTGAGATCGTCCAAGCGTTCCTGCTCCAGCTCGGGCGGAAACCACGGGTTGTCGCGCCAGTTGGCCTTGACCACGATGGTCCCGGTCGGCGGCGAAGGCCCGGTCAGCAGATAATCGACCGGGTCGGTCTTGCGCTTGCGGTTCCATGAGAACCACAGTTCGGAGCCCGGCGCCCGGATGGTCGGCCGCAGCAACGTGAGCGAGGGAGCCGACGCCGTGTGCGCCTCCTCCCACCACGCCACCTTGTAGCCCTCGAACGACTTGACGCTCTCCGCGGTCTGGTCGTTCATGCCCTTGAAGGTGAGCAGGCCGTCGCCGGGCGTCTCGATCACCTCGCGCCAGACCTTGAAGCCATCCGGCTCACCGAGACGCAGGTCCCGCAGCGTGTACTCGATCAGCCGCTTGGCCGAGTCCGCCAGCGACCGCTGCACCTCACGGACACAGAGGCCGAGGAAGCCGCGCTCGGCGACGGCGTACTCGACCATGTGGCCACCGAAGAACCGGCTCTTGCCTGAGCCCCGCCCGCCGTGTGCGCCCTTATAGCGGGCGGGCTGGAGCAGCGGGAGGAA